ACCCACAGTGAGACCACTGTCACCGATACGCAAACCTTCAAAATAGCCATACCCATTCGCGTGAAGGAGGTTGGAAGTACCCGCAGTGTCGTCCACGTACAGATTAGAACCCACAGCGAGTGTGTGCATGGGTGAAGTGTTTGCGATTCCCGTGTTGTTTTGGGTATACAACTCACCTAAAATGTGGAGGTTTGTCGTGTTTGAGGTATCGAGTGTAAAAGTATCTGTCGTCGGTCCACCAAAAGTCCTGGATAATTTAAACGTGTCATCACTTTGTGTATATCCGAGGAAGATGTTCGAGGCACCCGGTTGATCCACCATGAGTACCGCCGTATCGTACGTTCCGTTGTTTCCTGTACCCATCTGTATGACAGCATTCGAAACCACGAGGTTATTCACACTCGTATAATCTGGAATCTCTGTGATGGCCAGGTTTCCAGTAATGTCTACATCACCGATGATCCGAAGGAAACCATCTTGTACGACAACGTTACCGTTTTTAAAGACTGCGACGTTCGCACCCGTATCGGCTGTAACTTCAGAGCCGACCGTCAATTGTGTACCTATCGTAGCATTCGAAGAGAATGTATTTCCAGAAATTTTCAAAACGTTCGATGCGTTTTGGTCGATTAAAAATGTACCGGAACTTGTTTTGAGTGTGTCTGATATGAATACGTTTGTGGCTACAACATTCCCGTTGATGACGACAAGATCTTGACGTGACGTGTCGATTGAAAAATCGTCGACACCAACCTGAAAATTATTAAAGAGTTGAGCGGTGGGTACGTTTATACCCAACTGTGTCACCGTCGAGCGGTTGAGCGTCGTGATTCCCGTGAACCGTGTATCACCTGTGGCGATCAGTTCACCGGATAAATTAAGATTCGAAACTGTAATCTCATCCGCTGTGATTTCACCAGCATCGATACTCGCAACACCCGAAATAATATCCGTCTCTCTGGGTGCGGCATCTAAACTGTTGACATAAATCTGGCCGGCCGTGACAAGAATGCCTTCTGCCTGCGTCGCCATATACATTAATTACCGAATAAAATTCCGGCTAAACCATCCTTGATCCTGAGTACGTTATAGTTGACGGCATACACATAGGCATGGGGTCGATTCACGGCTTCGACACCCCTGAGCACGAGCTTCGCGTTGTCGAGACGACTAAAGTTACACGACCCCGATGGATTATATTCTGAAGCGTTTACACAAAAGTGATACGCAAAGTATCTCGTGTACGTCGGTGAATGGGTTGGAGGGTTATAGTACGTTCTACCATAGGTTGACTTGTAATAGTTTTGGACCGTGTGGAAATACGTCGGGCTCATATTTTCAAAAAGGGGTGTACCGTTGATGTACATGTCCATGTTTTTGAACGAAAATCGATCGAGAGCTGGGTTAATCTGACTGGCACCAAATCCAACAAATAGGGACTTGACAGGGTGGTTAAATGCCGAAATGTCAAAGGTGTTGTTTCCACCAGATTGCGTCACATTGTCCGTGATGGCTTCGAGTGGAAACTCGATTCGCTGTGTCTGGGTAATGACAAAATCCATCGAGCGTTTCACAAGTCGTTCTCGTTCTTCCGTATCGAGAAACACGTAATTTCCATACATATGTGCCCGCTTTTCAGTCTCGGGGATGTTTGCAGTGTTCGCTTCGTTGAAATTAATTCGTATCTCAACCTGATGATTCTGGAGTGCGACCAGGGGTAAGAATGCCTTGTGATCACAGAAGAAGAAATGAAGCGGAACAAAAAACTTGTTGGAAAGAGAAGCCTTGTTGTTGAGTTCCTGTGACTTGTTATACGTGTCCGCTAAGTAATTTGGCCAAATCTCACTGAAATAATCAAAGTGTTGCGAATCAATCTTCTGTCCACCGATAAAGAGATCGATCGTCGAATTATAAAAAAGATTCGATGCGATGTTGTCTCGACTGTTACTACCAGCTTCAAACCAGAGTCCATTGATGACATCTCCCAAAACTGGGATGGTGATCGACGTGTCATCGACGGAAATTGTTTTTATAAACTTTGGTGCTTGGGAAAAATTCGTATGCCTCGTAAACTTCGTACGGAAGAATGAGTGTCCTTCATCACTCATGAGATAAACATCTTGAACACCTTTAGACACAAGTTGTATTAATGCGCCAGACATTTAATAATTGTTTAGATTATAAAAACAGACACTTTCCCTGAGGGAAGTCACTCTTCTTTTCTTCGACAACCTTCCCATGAATCTTGAACCCACCTTGACGATACACTTTCATCCGCTTGTAATACATCGCCGTAAATACAGACCACGGATCGTGGACGTCGTATATGTGTGGATCATTCTTCTTACCCTTTGTTTCTCTCATGATGCGACCGATACTTTGGGTAATGTCAGACTTGGGACTAGCTAGAATGACAGTGTCGAGAGTTGGAATGTCGAGACCTTCATGGGCTTGACTGAATGTCGCGAAGATGATCTTCTTCTTGGAAGATTCTTGGAGAGCCGCCTCCTTCATTCCACCCATATAGAGACCCGATGTTTTGGGAAAACATTGATGGAGAAGTTCACAATGCTGACGACGGTCACTGAGAACGAGCAGCTGTCTCGTACCAGCTGAAGCCTTTTTGACAAGTTCCACCAACATCTTGTTTCGCGCCCTGTCCTCGACGAGTTCTGTGATCATGTTGGGCATGGAAATCTTTCCATTACGCATAGATGGTGGTGGGTTCCTGTAATTTGCTGAATCGAAAGTCACGGGAAACACTTCAACCTGTTCTTGATTTTTTCTTTCAACCGCAAAAAATGTTGGACCCATAAACCAATGAAGAACTTTCGTGAGACCATCTTTTCTTTCTGGAGTCGCTGAAAGTCCAAAGACATGTCGGGGACACATCTTGAAGAGACTCTGACTAAACACCTTCGCACAGATGTGATGGGCTTCGTCGACAATCAAGGTACCCACAGTGTCAAAGTCTGTGAATGAGTACTCCTTGAGGGAAAGAGATTGAAGCATCGCGATGACAAAATCACAGTCAACCTCCTTCCTGTTCTGTTGAACGACACCGATCGTAGCACCCGGGCAGAATTGTTGAATGCGTTCACGCCACTGATCAGCCAAAAATTGTTTGTGAACGACAATCATCGTGCGGTATCCCAGCTTACAGGCTATGGCAAGGGAAACCGTCGTCTTCCCATACCCACATGGTAAAGAAAGGACGCCATGGCCTGCCTGAATTGCTGCTGCGAGTGCTTCGTTCTGGTGTGTAGCGTCTCTGAGCTGCCCGACGAATCTGGTCCGGATACGGGTGGGTTCTGGTCTTCGATCTTCACTAGGCTCCCCAAGTTTAGCAGTTCCGTAGAATCTTGGAACGCACACTCCATTCTTAGTTGCTCTGAAAACTTTGAAAGGTGGTGGAGGAAATCCAAAGTCCCCATTGACGATGGGTCTTACCGTAAGTTCTTTTTTAATTTCTTGGATTGGACCTGTATTCACCAAGTAACCAGTCCGAGTGAGCATACTGATTTAAAGAGGAAAAACTTTAAATGAGTACAAAAATGCCTATCGTCGACGTCGAAGAGAACATTAAGAAGCTTCGTATGAACATCGAGCAGATGACCCAGGAAGTATTTAGGCTTCAGGGTATGCTCCAGACTTTTGAGGGGTTCAAAAGGGGTGGCTTGACCCAGATTGATCTTCCTCATGATCCCACTGAACAGCTCGAGAGTATCCAAGAGAAGCCCGAGTAATCTCCAACATTCCAAGCACCCTTGAACTCTACGACAACTTCCACTTCATCACCCTTTATAAGAGACTGTATGGGTCGACCCCTGACCTCGCACATCACTCTCCTGTAACGGAACGGAACTTTCACCGTGAGTACATGACCATCGAGAGGGGTATCTATTTTTGAATTCTGTATGAGATGCATCTTCGATGTGTGCGTACGCTCGATGATTTCAGAAACTTTTTGAGGAATCACAAGGCGTACATACTTTTTATTATTGAAATCGTATAACGGTTCGTAGACTTTCGCCGAGAACTTCATTGATTTCTGTTACGGTACACTAGAATTAAAACTATAAGTATCACGAGTGTGATCGAAATCACTTGAGAAAGGAGAATAGGCTGAAGAGGCTCTCTCGTACCAAATTGCTGGTGACTCAGGGCTCTTGAAACTTCTACAGCCGCTTCTATACTCGAATAAGGTGTCTTCCTGGGAGACATCATACCACACATCGCAACCTTCGAACACTTTCCAAAAAAAGGGAGCTGTCCATGAAGACTGAGAACACCTGACGATTGCGAGAATTCCCAACGCTTTCCTTTCCATTCGGCACCCCACGCGATTCGCATCTCTTTGGGACTGGGAAGACCCAACTGTTTGAGTACTTCCGACTTGAGCATTTCTGGATTGGTCACCAGAATGTCTTCGTTGAGGTCACATATGACACAGGAAAGTGTTTTACCATCGGAGAGTACCTTGGGTTGAAGATTCCACCGCGTTTTCGTAGCGATTTCGAGATCAGATTGAATTTCAATTGGATCTTCATAATCTAAGAGAACATTGATGGCACCATACGTACTCTCCCGCACTTTTTTGTCTGCGTCCTCACCCCAGTTTTCAGCGAGAAAGTTTAGGGCTGGGCTGTTATCGAGACACAAAAAGAGCATACCATCTTCTATGATCGTACCATTCGAAAATTTGGCCATATACGTATCTTCGCCATATGCGACACTTGTGAGTTCCACGTTAAACACAAAGTTACCACCAGCATCTATGACTGCGTTTTCCATGGCATCGCACATAATCTTGCCAGAAACCTTCTGTGTGTAAGGCTTTGAAAGACCAACATGATTCAGGTTTTGTACAAACTCGTACGCGGACATGACATCCCATGTGACACCATCCATGATCAGTGGAAGATGCTCGATGAGAAGTTGTCCCTTTTCACTCAGGGTGCCGACGGCATCTTTCACGGACACAGATTTATACTTGTTCGATTGTGACAAAACGCGAGCGAACATCGCGATCAGGGTTACGTAATCTTTGACACTCAAAGAACGCAGGACAAAACCAACATGTTCCCCATTATCTTTCGCCTGGAACATTTCGTTCCAATCGATACCCATCTCACTAAAGAGTGACTGTGTGTTCACGAATGCACGATCGAAGACGATTCTGTGTGCGTGGAGGTCTCGGACTTCGTCATCCGGTTCCCACCATGATCCACCACCCGAGTCCTTGCGGTCGTAAATGACGACTTCATGTTCTCCTGTTTTCAAAAGTTCCCATGCGAGTGACATACCCGTGGGTCCTGCTCCTACGATGTGAATCTTCATTCTACTTTTAAGGGATATATAATTTTTCGTGCATGAGCGTGTAAAATCCGATGAGAGCCACAGTCAACCACAGTTGGGGTTTCATGTATTGTCGACCCTGGTAAAGAAGAAACAGTGTCAATAATAGATGCGTGGGAATGGGTTTCTCGGGTCCGTATTTGAGGTGAAATCCAGTCATCGCCATCATCGTGAGTATCAACGCACTGAAGAATGAGGTCTGGGAAGGTTTGTACAAAAACCATGCGATCATGAGAAGTGCGACGTATGATATGAAAATTGAGCGCCTGAAAAGTTCGCGTACACTATCTACGATGGCGAATTTTTCACCCGTTAAAAGTTTCGATTCCCAGTGTGGACCTAATATGAGATATGAAAGGTAAAACACGACGAAGAGCATTTATATAAACCCAGTTTTTTTACGCTCCTCAGGCGTTCGCAAAGCATATATCACACTCAAGAATATGAGGGTCGAGAAGAGGGCGTATTCGATATCCTTGGTCGCACTGAAGGCGATGAGCATGAGGGAAGTGAACCGAAACACTTTGTTATCGAAAAGCACGCCGAGCCTATTGGGAATCTGAATCGCATTTCCCGAGAAAAGACCTTGATACAAGATGATGAGGGAGAAGACAATCGGTTGGGTACGCACGAATACTTCAGCTGGACCTGTGACGGGACTGAAAAGATTAGCAACTTTTACCATTTATGTAACTTAAGAAAATAAAAAACATTTGTAGAAAGTAGAATGTTATGTGTTGCTCAACATGTACCAGT